GCATGGCCTCAATAAATGCATTTTGTTGGTGTTGAAACGGAAGTCAGAGAAGAAATTCGTAAGATTATGGAAGTGGAAAAAGATGCAATCTTTGTGGCTTCTTTCGGTACAACAAGCACTGGTACAAACATTAGAAATCTTCACAACATTATATTCACATCACCATCAAAATCTAGAGTTAGAAACCTACAATCTATTGGTCGTGGTCTTCGTCAAAATGAGGGCAAAGATATGGCCACACTATACGACATATCAGATGATTTGAGAATCAAAAAACACACAAACTTCACATTACAACACTTCATCGAAAGAGTGAAGATATATAATGAGGAGAAGTTCCCTTTTAAAATTTACAATATAGGACTTAAAAATGGCCATTAAAATAGTAAGATTTAAAGACGGTCTGGATGTAATCTGTAACTGTGAGTATACAGGAGATGACATGATAGAGATTACCGATCCTATGTTATTTGAAATCCGAGGTGTCAACCTGATGTTACAGTGTTGGTTACCTATGGCAGTCATCAAAGAAAACAAAGTGGATGTGGATCCAGACACTATACTTTGTACAATGGATCCTACTGAGGACTTTGAAGAATATTATCTGAATACGGTAATTAAACTGACTGAAGCTGATAAGAAAGAAAAAGAGGTAGCTCTCACTGATGAAGTTCTTTCCGCTTTTGAAGAAAAGGAATCCAGGAAGAATTTCCTAATACATTAATAAGCTAATAAAAAAATTAATATATTAATATCATCCGGGCTACACCGTGGACTTTAACACATGTCAAGCCCTTTGTCAACAACTTTTTATGGTACATTTGAATGAGTAAACAGAAACATTATATAAACAATCAAGATTTCCTAGCGGCATTGGTAGACTACAAAACCAGATGTGCAGAAGCCGAAGCTGCCAACAAAGTCAGACCAAACATTCCAAATTACATTGGTGAATGCTGGATGAAGATTGCCGAAGGTCTATCACACAAACCAAACTTCATTAACTACACTTACCGTGATGAAATGATTTCCGATGGTATCGAAAACTGTCTGATGTACTTTGAAAATTTTGACCCGTCTAAGTCTTCCAATCCATTTGCGTACTTCACACAAATCATATACTTTGCATTCCTACGAAGAATACAAAAAGAAAAGAAACAACTGTATGTCAAATACAAGGCCACAGAAATGTATGGTATCTTAGATGAGTTTGAAATGTTAGAAGGTGAAGATGGTTCAAGTAAACAGTTTGAATTGTATGATAACATTGCTGAATTTATTGGTAACTATGAGGATTCTAAGAAGGCAAAGAAAGCTGAAAAGGATGCGGCAAAGAAACCAAAAGGGCTTGAAAAATTTATTGAGGAGTGATTATGAGAATTGGATTTACTTGTTCCACATTTGACCTTTTCCATGCAGGTCATGTGATGATGTTGAAAGAGGCAAAAACTAAATGTGATTATTTGATAGTGGGACTACAAATGGATCCTACAATTGACAGACCTACCACTAAAAACAAACCAATACAAACGGTATTGGAAAGATTCATACAGGTACAGGCTTGTAAGTTTGTTGATGAAATTATACCATATGCCACAGAAAAAGAATTGATGGACATATTGACTTCTTATCCAATAGATGTTAGAATAATAGGTGAAGAATATAGGGACAAACAGTTTACTGGTTATCAGTTACCTATGGAAGTTTATTTTAACAGTCGTCAACACAGTTTTTCAACCACTGAGTTACGGCAAAGAGTATTGGATGTTGTAAAGAACAAATGAAAGTAGCAATAATTACCGACCAACATTTTGGTGCAAGGAATGATTCAACACTTTTCTTAGACTTCTATGAGAAGTTCTACAAAGAAACATTTTTTCCTACATTGGAAAAAGAAAAGATTGATACACTATTGATTCTTGGTGATACGTTTGACCGTAGGAAGTATATCAATTTCTTTTCGTTGAAACGTACCAAAGAAATGTTCTTTAATCCTCTATTCAATAGAGGTATACAAGTGCATATGTTGGCAGGTAACCACGACACATACTTTAAGAATACCAATGATGTGAATTCGGTAGATTTACTCTTGGGTGAATATGGCCTTTCATTGAATGTGATTGACCAACCATCCGAAATCTATGTTGGCCAACATAAAATTTGTATGATGCCATGGATTTGTCCTGAGAATCAAGAAGATTCTATGACAATGTTAAAAGATACAGATGCAAAATTCTGTATGGGACATTTTGAGATTGCCGGCTTTGCCATGTATCGTGGTATGCCATCTGAAGGAGGGTTGGATCGTGGAATTTTTAGGAAGTTTAGTCACACTTTTAGTGGTCATTACCATCACAAATCTTCTGCTAATGATATCCACTATTTGGGGAACCCATATGAACTCACTTGGCAAGATTACAATGACGCTAGGGGTTTTCATTTGTTTGATTTGGATTCTCATCAACTTGAGTTCGTAGAGAACCCCAACAAAATGTTTCATCGTATTATGTACGATGACAAAGTGAATACCATTAAAGAACTTGATGGTATGGATTTCAAACCATACACAAACACCTATGTGAAAGTGGTTGTAATAAACAAAACCAATCCGTATTTGTTTGACAAGTTCATGAATAACCTGTATAATGTGAACCCAGCAGACATTACAATTGCTGAAGATTTTACAGAATTGGAAGATGGTGATGAAGTGGTTGATGAAGCGGAAGACACACTTACCATATTAAACAAGTATGTTGATGGCATTACAGAAGAAAGTATTGACAACGACCGGTTAAAAACATTATTGAAAGAACTCTACGTAGAGGCATTGAATACTGAACAAGCATGATTTTATTCCAAAAGATTAAGTGGAAGAATTTACTTTCCACTGGAGCTCATTTTACTGAGATTGATTTTACCAAGTCTAATAATACATTGATTATTGGCCACAATGGTGCAGGTAAATCCACAATTTTGGATGCATTGTGCTTTGGATTGTTTGGTAAACCTTTTCGTAAAATCAACAAACCACAGTTATTAAATTCCGTTAACAATAAAGAAGCTGTTATTGAAGTACATTTCAATATTGGACAAAAGAAATATAAGGTCATTCGTGGTATTAAACCAAACGTATTTGAAATTTATCTGAATGATGTATTGCTGAACCAAGATGCAGCTGCAAAAGACTATCAAGAGATACTAGAGAATAATATTCTCAAATTAAATTACAAGTCTTTTACGCAGGTTGTCATTCTTGGTTCAGCATCCTTTGTTCCATTCATGCAGTTATCAGCATCAGATCGCAGAGCAATCATTGAAGACCTATTAGATATTCAAATCTTTTCTTCAATGAACAATGTTATCAAAGAGAAGAATTCTGCCATCAAAGATGATTTAAGTAAATCTAAGTATGCCATTTCTCTTACCGAAGAAAAGATAACTTTACAAAAACAAAACATTGAAGAACACAAAAAGAACCACGATGCGGATATCAAACGCAAACTGGAAGAAATTGAAAAATCAAAGATGCAAATGAGCAAATTGCAAAATGATATTCTGTTGATTAACAAACACATTGCAGTGTTGCAAAATAAGGTTGGTGATAAGAAAGAGAAACTGGATAAAAAATCCAAAGGCTTATTTCAAATCAAAGGTAAAGTACAAACTAATATTGACCGAAATCAAAAAGAGATTGACTTCTATGAAACCAACCACGATTGTCCAACATGTAAACAATCAATTACACCTGAGTGGAAAGATTCTCAAGTACAAGAAAAATCACAAAAAATTGCCACACAAAAAAATGGTTTGGTTGAGATTGAACAGGAGTTAAACAAAGTAACTACTGAAATGAAATCTATTACGGATATCATTACACACATTAGTGAACACAGTGGTGAAATTATTAAACACACATCTACTATATCGGCAATAAGCAATTACATCAACAAATTAAACAATGAGATAGATGAGTTGACCAATAAACAGACTGGCACGGAAGGCGGTGACCAGAAGTTAATTGAGTTGAATGCCGCATTAAATGAGTATAAGGCAAACTATGAAAGTGTTTTGATAGAAAAACATTACCATGAATTTGCAGGTAGTTTATTGAAAGATGGTGGCATTAAGACACGAATCATTAAACAATACTTACCAATCATGAACAAGTTGATTAACAAGTATTTAAAAGCCATGGACTTCTTTGTCAACTTCAACATCAATGAAAACTTTGAAGAAACAATTAAGAGTAGGCACCGTGATGATTTCTCTTATGCCAATTTCTCCGAAGGTGAGAAGATGCGGATTGACTTGGCACTATTGTTTACCTGGCGACAGATTGCCAAACTAAAGAATAGTACCAATACAAACTTGTTGATACTTGATGAAGTGTTTGATTCTAGCCTCGACACTGTAGGCACCGAAGAATTCTTAAAGTTGATACATGAAATGGGAACAGATACCAATGTGTTTGTTATCTCACATAAAGGCGACCAGCTGTTCGACAAGTTCCGTTCTGTAATTAAGTTTGAGAAAAAAGGAAACTTTTCAAGGATTGCAAAATGAACTTCAATGAATATCTGTCGTACCAAAGAAATGTAGTAGACAAAGAAGTCCCAGGTTGGTTTTATCCAATCGACATTGTTCTTATGTATGGTGTACTACAAGAAATACAATTCAATTTGGATGGTGATATCTGTGAGATTGGTGTTGCAAATGGCCGAAGTGCAATTAACATTTGCAATTTTAAAAACACCAAAGATAATTTCTATCTGTATGATATTTTTTCCGAAGAACAAAGAGTTATTGCAGACAAAAATATTAAAAAGTTTAGTAAAGGTGAAAACCTGATTTGGAAATTAACCGATACAATGTCATTGTTTCCGGATGATTTGGCTTTCAAAGACCAGTTAAAGTTTTTACACATTGATGGCTGCCATGAACATCCTGTGGTATTGAATGATTTGATTTTATTTGCAGACAAGATGAAAGAGTATGGTGTTATTGCTGTGGATGATTTCAATGACTGGGAGTATCCTGGTGTGAACAGTGCAGTATGTGAGTTTATAATGTCGAAATACAATTATAAAAATTGGAGAATATTTACCATAGGCAATAATAAAGCTTTCTTATGCCAAAGGAAATTTCATCAACAATACCAAGAAAAAATGTTATTGTTTATAAAGAAGGCAATGCCTACAATGTCGTTCAATGGTTTGGCTATTAGACCAGTGTACGATGAAAATGTTTTGTTGTGTGATTCTAGGTCTAAAGTAGTTGATGTGGATGAACTGTACAAAAAATTGTTTGATAAACCAACCATAGGATAAATTATGAATACAGAAGATTTTGTTTTATATAACACAGAAGAAAAGGCTGAAGTTAAAGCCACACCAGTTGAGACATTCGATTTAGTTGCACCGGATCATCCTGCACTATACAAAGTGTTGCCCGAATTTGATTTTCAAAATTCCACAATCAATCCAAATAGTTTTGCGTCAACATTAGTTGAAACTTGTAAGAAGTATAATGGTATTGGACTATCCGCAAACCAATGTGGATTCGAACACCGTGTATTTGTTATGGGTTCAGGTGAAGAATATGTGGCATACTTCAATCCAAAAATTATTTCTTCTAAAGGTGAAGTACACATGGAAGAAGGTTGCCTTTCTTTCCCTTTCCTAAATCTGAGAATCACAAGACCTGCCGAAATCGAAGTAGAATACCAGGACTTTAATGGTGTCAATCGTACCAAAACATTTACTGGTATAAC